ACTGGAGAGGCAATAGCGAGGAGTCTTGGACAGTTGATGGGTTTTATTGGTGTAGTTCCAGGTCTTGGTACAGCTACTAGAGTAGGAACTACTGCAGCTGCTAAAGTATTAACTAGGGTTTCTGGTATTGCTGGTAAACAAGGCGCTGAAAAACTTGGTGCTAGATTAGCTTCTGGTGCTACAAAAATATCGCAAACAGCTCCTGGCGCATTACGTGGCAAGTCTATACCCATGATGGTCGGCAATAAGGCTGTTCAGTATTCTCAAAAATATGTATTGCCAAGCGCTAGAAGCAAAGCATTAAAACATTTATCGGAAGGCACTGTAGATAAACTTATGGATGCTGGAGAAATGGCTATTCAATTAGGCTTTGCTAGCGCCGCGTCTAGCTGGAGTGGTGGTATAGACCAAATGGTTAAGGGCGGTTTACTTGGCGCTGTTGAAGGTGGCGTGTTTAGAGGTATTACTAACATGACTCAGCTTGGCGGTATGCTTGCTAAAGGCGGTATAGATGCTAAAAGGGCTAACCTTGCAATACGTACCATATCATCTAGTTTATATGGTGGTTTACAAAGTAAATCATTTGGAGATCCTATAGAACTTCAGATATATCATTACTTGCTTGGTGCTTACTTTGGTCTTACGGACGTTCCATACACACAGCGTAAAGCAATAGAGTTTATTAATAAGTCTAGAAATCTTACTCCAGAAGAAGCGCAAGCGGGACTTACTGAACGCATGATGAAACCAGAAAAGAATCCTGGTTTTGATGAGCTTACTCCAGAAGTTCAACGCGAAGTTACCGAGCAAATGGATATGATGTTTGGCAGGCCTGGTAATGCAGAAGATATATTTGCTAGAGCAATAATGCAGAACTTATCAGAACAAGATAGACAAGAGATAATACGAATTAAAGCTAACCAAAAGGTTGAAGAGTTTATGGACGAAGGTCTTGACTTTGAAGAAGCCAAGGCTAAAGCTTATGAATTTGTTAAAGACAAGAATCCGGGCGACTTATTTCTTGAAGAAGATTTTTATGTTAAAAGCGATAATGTTGTAGACGAACAATATAATCCTGCTAAAGGAGCTAACATATCTAACTTAGATATTGTCCGTTTATCGTTTGAGGACCATGAAATACCTACTATATTAGCTGATCCACTTACGTCTGTTACAGAGCAAATAGTTCGTGAAAATCCTAATGTATCTTCTGATGTTGCTATTTATATGGGAAAAAAAATATCAAAAGGTATTAGCGAAAAAAGATTGTTTGAGGAAATAATAAGAGATGTAGATGAAGGCATTGAAAGCGAGTATGGAGTGCGAGCTAATATTGAAAACAATACGGAGCAAATTAACAAGCTTAAAAAAGCGTATTTAAAGTTAGACCAGTTTAAGCCTGTAAGACAAATTACTTACAATACTGAGCCAGGTGCAGATGCTTCATATTTTTCTGAGTCAGATGGTATACTGTCAGACAATACTAGATCCATAGAGACTAAAGGTGTTAGTGCTATACAAGAAATGGCTAATGCTTCTGGTAGAGGAATATTAATTAGCAAAAACTCTGATGACTTATCCGGAGGCGTGGATGATTTGTTTAAGTCTTTCTTTGATGATTTTGGGGGTATAGATGATGCGAAAGTAGAAGATTATGTTATTAGAGCCGCCCAAGAAGGGCGGCCTGTATTGTTTGGGAAAAAAGATAGCGGCAATATCTACCATACCGATGGTTGGTTAGACAACGCTATTGATTGGGAAAACAGATTTTCACAAAAAATAGATGAAATAAACGAAGCAGATCCAGATTTACAAATAACGCCATTAGAAAATCCTATACTACGCAAGTATCAGTACAATAACATGGTGGCACTAGAGCGTTTAAATGGATTGTCTATGGCTGAAATGGTTCGTGCTAATAAAGACGGCTCAGGTAGTTTTATTACACGACCAGATGAAATTAACAAACGTATGCAGCCATTAGCTGACGGTAATCCTAGGCTGCAAGATTTATCTAGTGTATTTAGAGGGCCAATAAAAGCATTTATTGTAAAAGGCGCTACTGCTAAAGACGTTGAAGGCATAATAGATGCTGATGAAGTGGGAAGTGATGGTGTTACGCTTGTAAGTGAAAAATTATTTAATACTATAAAGAATCAAATAGGCGCTACCGAAAAAGACGGTTTTATTAAGTTTACAATTGCTGGACAGCAGAATGACAACAACGGTATGCTTATAGGTAAGCTTGGCGCATTTGAAGCTAATGGAAGTGCTGCTAAGTTAATGAAGGAAAATAGTGCTGATGTATTATTTTTTGATACAGCAGTTAAACAACGTGGACTTAGAAAAGAAACAAACATAGAGTTTACTGCAGATGGCATTAAACCTGTTGAAGGCGAAACTATAGAAGCTTTTAATATAGACCCCTCTACTATTAGAGTTAATTTAGGTGTGTATGAAAAAGCTCCTAAAAACATACGCATGGTTAAGCAGTTCATGTCGCTTCTTACTGACCCTGCAGCTACTCAAAGAATGATAGACAATGTTATTAAACCTTCTATTAATGGCGATGCTGAGTTAAATAAACGTATAAAAAACAAACAAATTAGTGACGAAGAAATAGCTAACATTGATATAGACAAGGTTAGCCTAGATGTTATTAACGATGTTTTATTTCAGCCCAATAGCGATAGGGTATATGGTAGTAGATTATATAGTAAGGTATGGGAGCACGTATTAAACGAAGTAAGTAAAGAAGATTTTCTTGACCCGTCAGACCAAAAAGGAGAAGCAGGTAAGCTACAAGACTTATTGCCTGAGTTGTTAATTGATGACTTTAATAGTTCGTCAGATAGAATAATAAAAGTAGTAGCTAAGTATAACGGGCTTACTCCTGATATTATGAACAGAGAGCAGATAAGTGCTTATGCTCACGAGGCTCTTAAAAGATACATGTTTAATCGCGCTGTAAGGCCCAAAATAGAAAATAGCGGGTCTACATTCATGTATGGTAACGATGTGTTCTTACAAAGGGATATGGGGCGCCCTGTGGAGAAAGGAACGTATATGTTTGCTAAGAACATGAGGGACTTTAAAATTAAATGGATTAATAATGAGCAACTATCACTAGGCAAGGCTTGGGATTTATACCAAAAAGAATCTAATGCTTCTGAAAGAAAAAAGATGGAACAAGCTATGGAGTTTTTTGTAGTTCGCGTTCCACAAGATTCTCCGTCTGGTGCCAGAGTATTAAATTTTGGTGGTTTCACAACCAGAAATGGATACGGCATGCACCTTAATGCTTATGATATGAAGTACTTGGGCGGTGCTGATAACGATGGTGATAAAGTACATTTCTATCAAAACTTAGATGGCGACCTTCCAGGGTCGCCTATACGAGATGCCGTATTAGCAAACAAAGACCAATGGACAGACGCTGAAGGCAATGTACGTGACGCTAAAGAAGGTGAAGATATTCAGGCTTTTGAAGCGCAGCAATTAGCTCTTAGAGGAAAAAGAAGTTTAAAAGACTCTTTAGATCCAAGAGAAATATTAAAGACTCATATATACACTACTGATGGTAACAGGTTAGTAGGACCTACAGCTAATGCCGGAGCAACATCTACTGGGTTTTTTGCTGGGTTTAATAAAAAAGTTTCTGGCTTTGACACAATTACGTTACCAAAATCTATTCCTGTTCAAAAAACAGGAAGCTATATATTGCAAATACGAATAAACAATATATCAGACAACCTTGTTGCTTTTAACGAACTTCGTAGAGAAATGATGAACGTAGCAGTAGATGCTACAGATATGCTTCCTTATAATATTAGGTCGGCTACTAGACTTCTTTCGCAAAAAATATTTAGCAATAAAGATGTAACATTGCTTGATAATAATGGCAATGAAATTAATTTTGACCAACTAAGTAGACAAGAGTTTAACGCAGTTAACAGAAATCTTTCTTTTACTAAAGTTGATGGCGTTAGAAATTTAGTACGCATTAACGAAACTATTAACGGAAGAAGGTTTAATTACGAAACAAATAAGTCTGAACGAATAGACTTTACACAAGCAATGTCTGAGTTGTCAGGCTTTAGTAATAAGTACGAAGGTATAGATTTAGGTAATGCTTATTGGAAGGCTGTAACAGAGCTTTCAAGACCTATTAAGCAGAAATGGAGAAATGTAATACAAGAAATTACAACAAAGCAAACTGATGATGATGGTAATATATCAGAGTTTCGTGAGCGAGTATCTGTTAATACGCTTGCTAAATATGCTAGATTTAATGTAAATAAGATATTCGATATTGTTAATGCTTATATGAAAGCAGATATAGATTCTGAGGCAGGCAATGTATTAGCTAGTAGTGGGCAAAAAAGATTGCACATACTAAAAGAAGGGGTTGATCCATTTCGTACTCTTTCTACTGTCCGTCACGTAGAAGAAGCAGTTGCTAAGCTTTCTAGTTTACTAAATAATGATGTAGCATATAAGGCGGCCCTAAAAGCCGGCGTTAGTAAACAAAAGCTTAAGGGTATACGCAAGCACGTTGATTCTGTTAAGTACATGCGTACAAAGTTTGTTACTACAGATAAAACAAGACAATCATACATGCAAAATGTAGCTATAAAAGAAAGTGCATTAGGCTTAAAAAACGTAAAGAATTTAGATAGTTTATTAGAAGTTACTGCTAACTACAAAAAAGGTTTAAAAACAAAACAAGAAAAAGATTACTACGATTTTTACATGATAGGCTCGTTATCAGAGCAGCGATTTAACATAGACGATATTGCCCGCATGGAATATATTGTCCAAAGTAAAGCGGCTAGAACGTATGCCGAAGCTGAGCAAATGATTAACAATGATGCTTATGATAATTATACATATGAGTATTTAAAAAGCCAGGAATTTATAGAAAAAAATCCATCGCTTGCTAATACTTATAAAGCAGTAGATAGATTATACCAAAATGACGTAGCAAGTGACTTTGGTTTTTCTGTACCAGCTGTAGATGATGCTAACATAGCTAAATGGTTTGCTGATTACACTGATATTATACAAGCTAAGCCCGACCAAGTTGTTAAAAAAGATATATTAGACCCCGCAACAAGCAGGTTTCTTGAGAAATTTTTATTAAATAATATATCAGAAGAAAAAGCAACTGAAATAAAAAACAAATTAGCAAGTGATTTAAGGGAAAGTGGGTATAGGCAGCCAGGCAGAGAAGGAGAAGTGCCTTCTCTTAATGAGATGTGGAATAAATATAATACAAATAGACCACCTATAAATGCGGAGGAAGCTAGACGTTCTTCTATTTCTGACGAAGTTATTACAGAAAGATTTACTGATAGCTTGTTTGATAAAATAATTACTGATGCTGAAAAAATAACAGATAAAGGACAAGCAGAGTTTGCTTTTGGTAAAATAAATGACACTATATTTAACGAAGGCACAGAGCAAGGAAGAAGAAATCAACAGTTATTAAAAGAACTTAAAGCGCATTTGTCTAAGCTTCCTTCTAATGTTATAAAAAATATAGAGCGTATTTATGAAGGTTATGTAGGCAAAGAAGTTGGGGTGTCTACTGTACGTGACATAGAAAACTTTATTACGTTTTTAAATAGCTTTCATAAGAAAACATTTTTAGAACGCCTTGTAGGAGCAGACCCAGGTACTAAAGTATCTAGATTGTATTGGGCATTTTTTCCTGATTCAATAGCGCGGAGACTTACTTCATTTGACCCTAATGTATCTGCTTCTAAAACGATACAAGTACTTACTAAAGATGGATACAAGTCTAAAGAAGTAGCTGATATTATGTCGCATTATGAGCAAATGAGGTTGTTTTTAAGTGCAGCAGAAGAAAGCAGATCATCGCTTGTAAGTATGGTTACTAGCCGTATTAATGATGAGCTTTCTTATCTTAATGATGAGTCTGTTTTAAGAGACAGAGACGACCTTATTGAAGCGGCAATAGCGGTAAAAGAATATAACAATGTTGCTCGTGAGCTTAACATAATTAGAAATCCAGATGCTACTCCAGAGCAAAAAAGAAATGCTGAAAATAATTACGAGCAATACAAAAAGAACTTTGATAACGTTAAGGACATTTACGAGAAGCTAAAGGATAAAAAGTATACGATATACATTGACGGAATTAAACAAGAGGTAACAGGTAAAGACCTAATGGGGGACTCTGATACGTCTTATATTACTGCTGGCCTTAAAATGAAAGACGGCATGATATCCAAGTCTTTTACAGGCCTTAACAAATTCTTTTTTGATACTGTTATTAACCCTATAGAAGCTGAACAATTTGTTGTACGCAGACCTGATGGTAGTTTAGATGCATTTGCTACTATGGATAAAATGGATGCTCAATTCCAGGGTACTAAATTTGAGTCTGAGCGTATAGCTAATATAGGCTTATCTAATTTGTTTGAACTGTCTAAAGAGATTGATTATTACTACAATAACGAGGTTAAAGTTGGTGGTAGAAAAATGTATATCAATCAAATAGAAGACCCACAACTTCGTGAAAAAAAACTATCTGATATTAGACTAACTGATAGAGGTAGAAAAATTACTGACGGGCCTCAAGGGCCCGAATACGCCCGTAATTCTGATGGTACATTTGTGCTAAATCCTATGATAGGTAAGATTGATGCAGTAGATTATTTCCCGCATACAAATCATTCCGATGCAGCTATAATAGAATGGCAAAAGAAATTTCTTTTTGACAAAGATCTAAACGATGTTACTCCTAACGAAGCACTTGCGTTTAAAAAATGGACATCACAAGGCAAAGTTGAGGATGCGGGTATAGCTAGAGATTTTATTGATGATTTATTTACAAAAAAACGTTTATCGGTTAAGCTCCACGACAGAAACGTAAGTATAAAAAAGTTTGGCAACCTTAGTGGTCGTTCTGATAAAATTATAGGTGGTTGGGAATTAAGCGCTAAAGCTTATGATCAGTATGCTCAGTCGCTTAATAGCGCGTATCATAAGTTATATGGTACTATTATGGCTCAAAAATACAACAGACAGTTTAGAGAGTCTGGAGTAATGGGCGATATTACCGAATCATGGGCTAAGTTTGGCGATATATACATACAAGATTTTGTTGGTAAACCTACATCATTTGGTCTTGAGTATTTTGCAGACCCTTATCTTAACTTTAAAAAGTCACCGTATTATGCTCTTAGCGATGATGCCGCTATGGGATACTACAATCGTATAGCTAAGTTTTTTGGCTGGAAGCAATACGCAAACGATGAGATGGGCAAAATGGATTTCCAAACTAAGATGAAAGCTTTTACACGGCTTGAGGGTAAGACTCAGTTAATGACGCTATTGACCAACACCACGTCTATGATTAACAACTATGTTGGTGGTACAGCTCAAACAGCCATTAGCTCAGGTTTGCGTCCGTGGCGATTAGCTGGTAACTGGCAATATTTAAGAGATAATATAGACCCGTCAATTACTAGTGCCGAAAAAGCTAGAGAAATGGCCAGACAGTTTGGTGCTATTGAGTCTTATATTAGTAGTGAAGTTGGGCCTACAGCTCAATTAAGGTCAACATTTAATAGGTTTAAAAGAGACCTTGGGGCTCTTTATAGAAGTGGAGATTTTACTAAGCAACAAGTAGTAGAGCTTGCAAAAAAACATGGAATGTCCGATGTAATATCTGGACCGGGTGCATGGATGATGAGTTCTGTAGAAGTAAGATTACGTACTCGTTCTTTTTGGGCTCATTACTTGCAAGCCAGAGAAATAATGATGGCGGATGGCAACTCGTTTAGATGGGATGACCCAATGATAATACAACAAGCATTAAAAGGTGTATGGGGTTCTCAGTTCTTATATAACGCACCTAACAGACCCGCTATTGCACGAAGTAATTTAGGTCGTATATTTTCTCGTTTTCAGCTTTGGAGTTGGAACTCGATTAGATTTCGACGTGACATTTATCAAAAAGCTAGAGAGTCAGGATTTCAAGAAGGAACCCCTGAATACCAACGTTATGTGCGTATGGCTCAAGCTGACGCTTTTATGTTTGCTTTAGCCGCGTTAATGCCTATGAGTATGTTTGAGTCTATACTTCCTGCTCCTTGGAATTACCTGCAAGACTTTAGTGATTACTTCTTTGGTGATGAAAAAGAAAGAGACAGAGCTTTTTTTGGACAAATACCTTATCCATTTAATCCTTTGCAAGTAGCTTTACCACCTTCTGCTAGATATATAACTACTGGTGTTAGTGTTCCTATTGAAATGGCAATAGCGATGTTAAGTGATAAAGATTTGTCTGATGCTCTTGATTACAGAGTTGTTAGCCTTATGCCTTATGGTATGCTTACTAGAAATATTGTTAGGTCAATAGATACACCAGCTATGGCTCCGCAGTACCTAACAGGTGTTCACTTTCATACTCTTACTAGGTTAATGAATCAAATGGAAGATAGCGCCACATTAAAAGCTAATGGTCTGTATGAGGCTAAAAGCAGGTATGTGGATGAAGAAATACAGAAGCTTTTAGATTATATGCAAAATATTGAACAATAATATTTTTTAACTATATTATAGTATACGCGTAAAGCATTGGTTTAATAACAAATAAAAGCATAATGAATTTACATATTGAGGAGCTCTCTGAAAACGTACATGCGTTTGAGTATAGTAATTGTAGAACAGGAGACATAGTACCTACTCTTTTTTGTTCTGATATTCACTTAGATAGCATAGGATGTAAACGAAAGATTCTAAAGCAACATTTTGATGAAATTAAAAAAGCTAATGGATTAATTTTTATCTTTGGTGATTTGCTTGATGTAATGGGTAGCTATGGTGACCGCAGATTACAACGTGAAGATATAGACCCACAATTCATCCAACACGGGCGTACTTACCTTGATTTGGTATGTGAGTATACCATAGAGTTTTTAAAGCCTTACGCGCAAAATATAGCGCTTATATCGTATGGTAACCATGAGAAAACGATAAACAAATTTCACAACCACGACATATTACGTTCTATTGTATGGACGCTAAATCTTGAAGATAAAGTAAACATACAATTAGGCGCGTACTCTGGTTGGGTATTTCTTCGTATGCAAAAACCTAGTGGAACCGGTGTAGGGTGCAATATACATTATCATCATGGATTTGGAGGCAATGCTAAACGTTCTAAAGGTATGCTTGATGTACAGATTGAAGCAATGAAATATCCTGACGCGCATATACTAGTTCGTGGGCACACGCATCAAAAATGGTACGATCCAAGTACCGCGCGAATGCGAGTAACACGAAGTGGCAGAATTTATAAAGATAAAATTAAATACATACAATCAGGTTCGTATGTAGATGGAATAGGCACTGGAAGATCAGGATGGCCAGTAGAAAAAAACTTTAACCCTACTGATATTGGTGGGTGGTTTGTTGACTTTAAATTTACGATATCTGATAGTACCCCTAAGATAATTACTCAGATAATAGAAACGCCTGTAGATACGTTTTAATTTAACAACTGAGCAATAGCATTTATAATTGTACTTGAGCCTAATCCTGCTCCTGTTGCCCAAGCAAGCAATTTCTTTTTAAAGTCTTTTAAATCTGCTACTTCTTGTTCTATTCTGTGTACTCTTTTTACCAGGCCTTGTTCGCCATATTCGTTGCCGACTAATGCTTTCTTAATTTCAGTAATGTCTTGAGCAAGTATTTCTATCATGTTTTCTAACTTGTCAATATCGTATTTAATTTCTTTTACTTGTGAGTCCATGTTTTCGGCTTGTGATATATCGTTTATAAAAAATATACATAATTCTTTACATACAAAAGTTTTATGTAAAAAAAAAGCCACCAGCGTTTAACTGGTGGCCTGAGGAGACATGACATATTAGAACAATACTTCACATAAGATAATAGTAACAGATGGAAATTTACTATAATGTTTGCTTACTTCCAAATATACTATTTGTGAATCATCGTCATATGCTACGCCATTAAGCGTATCAAGATAAAATTTAGCTATATTGTCTACATCTGGCTTCTTAGGCCTGTACTGATCGTGCAGTGTTTCAGTTTTTTTATTAGAATAAGATTTAGGTATGCCGAAATTAGCTATAATCCTAGCTTCGATCATGTTTTCTATCTTAGTAATCTTGTAATTAGACTGAATGTATTTTAGTAGCTTTTCTTTATCTTTTGCTTTGGGGTCATAAGTACGCACAAACCCACCCCTAGAGGTGTGTCTGTGCCTTGCCTGTGAGTGAGGTTCACCTGGTATTTCTATAGTAATGCTATCCATTACTTGCGAATACTTAAAGTTGTGACCTTATGAGTTTCATAACCATCAGGTATAGCGCCGCCATCTTTGATATAAGCCTTGATAGCTTTCTTATCTGGCGACTCTTTTATTGCTACAGGTATATTGTATGCTTTAGAATATTCAATAAGATATTCATCATCGGGTAATATCTCTTTGTTTCTAGTAGTAAAGTATACAGTGCCTGCCTGCGTTGGTATGCGTGGCGTGTCTGAGTTAATCATAAACAGTTCAATGCGTGTTTTAAGCATGTCTACTGTTTTTTCTGTTGACTCAATCTTGTTAGCATAAAACTCAGCAGATTGTTTTTTTAGTGTTTTAAGGTTGTTTATTTCATCATTAAGTTTGTTTATAGCAAATAAGTATCCTTCTACTTGCGCTGGGTTACTGATGACTTTATTGTCATCGTTTTCTTCTAAAAAGATTCTACTAATATCATCATAGGTTAACTGCTCGTGAGTTACTTCTGATGTATCAGTGTGTTGGATTGAATCGAAATACATTGTAATCAAAATTAAGTTGTAAGTTTATTTTTCCTCCGTCCCTGGTCTTTAATGACCTCAACGTTTTGTATTGTTCTTCGCCTTCCAAAGCAAATACGTGGTCCATTTTAGTGACATTAGCACGATTACCAGATAAATCATTAAGCTCTATAGCTGCTCTTGGATTATCTCGTTTCTTCAAGTGATGTATTAGTATTACTTGAATGTCTTTATTTTGCGCTAACTCTCTAAAAGTTTCTACGATCATGCCTAGTTTAACGTACTCATTGTTACCTGCTTTGTCTACCTGAATACCGTCTGATGTATCTACTACAACAAAACGATAATCTTTCTGACTAATTAGCCTACCAATAGTGCTTACCTCTGGTGATTGTGATAACATATCAATAAAGCTTAAATCTTTATCGAATATTTGTCCGCCTGTTACTAGTTCTATTATTTCTTGCTTTGTCTTGTTATACATATTTTGTAAGAAACGTCTGTATACTAGCGATTCATGCATCTCTAGGTTTAAGTACAGCGTTTTATGACGTATTTTGCATAACATGTCTTGAACAAAGGCGCTTTTACCAGCACCTGTATCTCCTGTTACTACCATGATTTCGCCAGGTAAGAATTTATACGTACCTAACTTACCATACATAGACATTAGATTAACTCCTGCATACTCTGACTTTTGTATATAATCTACAAGGTTTTTTGTCATACTAACGGAATCATTGATTTCTAGTACAAAGTCCTTGTTTTTATAAAATATACATCTTGAGTCGCAAAACTCAGTCATTACTTCATCTTTACATCCATAAGCGTATTCACCCTTATAAACATTTTCAACAAGACGAGTAAACTCTTGAGCCTCTTTTGATCCATCTGCTATGTCTAGCCATTTTAGTAACATCACTCTAGCCAATGAAGCAATTATACCGTGTCTTCTCCATGAACTAACAAGTCGCAAAGCATCTTTGTGACGTCGGCCCCCTAAAGGGCCGCGTAAAACAAGCTTTTGCATACAAGTAACAACAGACGAAGGATTGTCGTAATCATTCATCTGCAAAAAGTTACTCTCTACTTCTCCTTTAATAACCTCTTCTGATAGCGTACCATCGTCTAAGTTATTCATAGGAACAGTTATTCGTTGTTCTATGTAATCTTTGCCTGCCAACTCGTGCAATAACGTTTCTGCATCAGCGCTATTGCCAATTTCAAACAAAGTGTTATGAGATATAGGAATTTTATGCCAACCACTTTTATGAGCGCTATACGGCGCTCTAATAAGACCTGTAGGTGACATAGGCATAGTGTCTACGTATTTTTCCCACGGTCTAAAGAATGATTTAAAGGTAGATACCATATCAAAGTTTAAAGACTCTGAGTCTTCAAACGTAAACACATTAGGCATGTGTATATGATATCCTTTACCTCCTGAAAACCATACTTGTATGTTGTTTTCCTCTATTTCATGAAGCTCGGTTAAATGCTTAACAATGTCTATAGTTACCTTTGTAATTGTTTCTAAGTCAGTAGATTCACCATCAATATCTATAATAGTTTTATGATGATAACGATTACCTCTATATCCAGCGATACTATTCATTGATTTCACGTAATCTAGTACATGTTTATCATACGCATAGTATGATGTATACATGATTTTACCTAGATTAGCCGTTACGTATCCTTGAAGTCGTTCTTCTGGTATAAAATTACCCCTGTTAAATACAGAATCTACTACAAATTCTAAGTATCTATTAGCCAATTTGTCTCCTTAAATTAAAAGCCCCAGGCGCTTTCACGCCCAGGGCTAACTTTACGTCACAATATTAGAACATAAGATCATCGCTACTAGCTGACGCTGTAGGTGTTCCATATGCTAATTCCGTCGTATTAGTGCTGTTATTTGTTTTACTAGATTCGTATCTATCTTGAGATTCTCTCAAGTATGAACGACCCTCTGATACTTGTTTCATTGCATAGCTATCGCCCTGCAATACGTCATAGATTACTTTAAAATGATCTTCATCACTTAACGATTCATCTAATGACAATAAGTATCCATAGTTTCTATACGCTGGTTTATCTTTGGCTCGTTGACGGCCATATACATACGATAGAAAGAACGCTGGTTTACCAATCATATTGTCAAATACATCTTGCTTAAACATAACGCCATCTAGTGCTTTCTGCTCGTCTGTAAGACCTTCGTATGCACCAAAACGCGCAAAAGTTTGGTCAATGCGAGAGGCTAGACCCCAGCCTGTAACTTTTTGAGTCATGTCATCTCTATTGAAATGACCAAACATAGTAACAGTATTGTCGTATGCTCCTGATTTAACCGTAAACTCAATGTATACATCAGGCTTGTAGTTACCTAATTCTTTGCCAGGTATTTGTTTAATAGCTGTAATAACGCCACGTTTACCGTATACGCCGTCAGCTATTTTACCTGAGCTTCCTGATGATTTTTGTTCTGATTGTCCTGCAATTAACATATTATTCTTCTTTTAGTGTTGTTGTATTATTATTAATAGTTCGTAATGACCATGATTTGCCATTACCTGTGTCTCCTAAAATTAATATCTTAGGATTGTGTATACCATGAGCTTTGTATGTATTTAATATATACGATAAGTCTTGTGGTATTATGCTAGGCATGTGACCGCCTCTGTTTTTAGCATAGATGTAACGGTTGTCTGCTGTTACTATCCAGCTAAATGTTTTGCTTTTGTTAGATGAGTCTTTTTCTACTTTAGAGTAGGCAATAACGTCAAAGTATCTACCACAAGCTTCTGTGATACTACCTTTTAAGTCTGGCACTTCTATAGGCCTACCATACTCGTCATCTTTACGCTTAACGTGACCTGTAACAATAACAGGGAAGTTACACTTAGAAAACATATTAATTAGCTTTTCCATAGTGTCTCCATAAAGACCCCATGACCGCATGTCCATTGTTTCTAGCTTAGCTTCTTTAGTGATTGATGCACGTTCTTGGCTACCTAACATAGTGATAGTGTCAAGTATCAGCATGTTAACACCTGCTTTTTTAAACTTGTTGTTAAAATCTATAGTAACCGTTTCACCTAAATCGCCTAGCAATGGATGTTGCTCTACAGATTTAGTAGCTATTATGATTTCTCCTACAAGTTTTTTGCCAAGCTCCTTAGCGGAGCCTGACCACGGCACAGCAGGAAGACCAAACACTTCTGTTTGCTTATCCTTGCCACCTATTGTTGATAGCGAATGATCTACATCAAACACTAATGCTTTATAATTACTCATATTGAAATAATTTGAGTGTTTCTTGTTCTAATTTAACACCCGTTAAGTATTCGTATATATCATCAACTTCAATGATATTTATGTTTTTTTGTGATAAAACATTGCCAAAAAACCCCAAAGGTAAATCAACTTGTTTTTCTTTTACAATACGAACATCTTCAACTGGTATTTCTAGCTTGCTTACATCATCCATTGTTATATAAGGATGAGCTTCTAATGATTCTTTGTCTGGTACAGAGTTAGAAACACTAAAAATATGTAAGGCTGTAATATATACATCATATGGTATTTCTACAAATGCAGCTAACTTATTATTTTTTACATAAACTCCATATTTTTCATCATGCAACTCTACGTTTAGCATTGAATACTTATGCATAAACGGCATTGTTACGTATGATATATGAGCATTTACCTTATTTTTTAATGATAATAGACTATTAAAATGAAATTTATAAGGGTAAATTGCCTTTAGTTCATCAAAGTTATAATTAATACCTATAGGATATTTGTCTTCATTGTTTGACAAATCGCATACTAATATTGATGAATTTATCTCATTATTTAGTGATAAATTTATCCACTTATGATTGAGTGCCCCTAAAGGCACTCTATCTTTTAGCTCAAAAGCAATGTGTGTTTTTGATGAATGTAAATATTCACTCCAAACATTAGCAATGCGATTCCAGTATGGAATTAAATCTATTGTCTCCATATTATATTTATCTTATTAGTAATGCGTTGTTTCTAGCTCCATTAGATTAGATATGTATGATATCTTTTCTGGAACTACATCTCCGCCTAAGTAATTGGTAAGTATACCTACCATAGCACTAGCGGTCATACTACCTATATGTGAGGTAGCCTTATAGGCACATGGAAGCGTTGTTGCTTCGTTTGGTGGAAACCAGTGCTCTAAATAATTATCATTATCTAAAGTAGCGGCATACACCTGAAACATTTCTGCTCCCATGCGACCATCAACAAATAGCTTACGATTATCGCCTTGTGATAACCATTTCTCATACGCTAACTTGCGTACATCCATGTCATCTACGGCGCATAACATTATAGAATAAGCTGGGCTGTCTTTATCATATTTAACATCGTAAGGAAATACTTGATCAGGACCAAGCATGTCACTAATTAACTCAGAAACCGCTATTGCCTTATTCTTTCTGATGTCAGATAGCTTACAAAGCTGTCCGCCCATATTGTTGATGTCGTACAAATCCATATCACAAACAACTGGTTTAGCACCAGCTCTGGCTAGAAAATGAACTAACCAAGAACCGATGCCTCCAGCGCCTATAACTAATGGAAATGATTCTTGTAAGGGTTCAAACCATTCAGCTTTGCTGAATCTAGCTCTGCCCATTTTTCCTTTTAGTTTAATCATTAATAATACCCTCTATAGTATTCTATTGGATACGTAAGTCCTGCACGTACAAATGGTAGCCACTCAGCATAGTGTTCTATTACTTCTTCGGTTAGAAGTATAGGGTCCATACCTTGCATCATTTCTACGTCATGTATTTTGTAGTTTTTACTACGAGTAGATACATGAATTAGCACAGAACAATACAGCATTTCTATCATATGAGCAGATTCCCATATGTGCTTTTCTCCTATTTTGTTTATTAAATTAAAAGCATCAACAAACGCATTCATAGCAACTAAATCAGTATAATCGTCATACACTCTTGATAAATCTACGCTCATAGTGATTTCTTCAGAAGCATATGGTGATTTCCAGGCTTTACCGTTACGTATCAGTCCTGAATAATACTCAAGCACATCAGTTCTTGTATCGTCAGTACTTGATGGATTTAATCCATAAGACTTTAGTATAAAACTTAGTAACTCGTGAGTTGCTCTTAATTTGCTTTCTTTTTGCTTTTCGTTTAATTCTGTTTTAAAGTTAATATCATAAGCATCTTCAAGAAGCGGTTTTATGTCTTCTATTTCTGCTGTATCACTATTAACAAGTTTAGGAGAATACATTTCTAACAAATCTTCTGACATAAACTCTACTGGAGTCATATATAAAGATTCATTGTATTGAATAGGAGATGGACTAAATCCACCTTTGTTTGTATTACTATTTAAAGTAAAGTAGTTGCCTTTATAAGAATTGTATGTTCCTACAGTTCTATTAGCATCTATTTGCTTTATTCTAGCAACAAGGAATTCATCTATTTCTGGCTCAAGCGTCTCTACTTTGCAATTAAAGTAGCCCACTTTACTATCTATCTTATATTCACTTTTACTAATGCCTATTTTTACATCTGCATCTAGCTTAAAGCTAATTCTGGCAATGTATTCAGCATCATTATTAGTAATTACAGATAAAAAGTAATCGTATTGATTAGCACCATCAATAAGTTGTTGGACGTCTGTACCTGAAAAGAATGTTTCCATAGAGTTATGTGAATGTATAAAGCCTTGCTTCATATCGTCTAACTCAGGATACTTTTCAATAGCGTCCAGCACTTCTTCATAGTTTTCAATAGTTGTTGAACCAGCTGTTCCTACATCCATAGGATACAAATAGTTTACATGCACTTGGTAGTTGTTAGGATCCGATATTGTTCCTTCTTCGCTATAAAACAATATACCACACCATTCAAGGCCTGGATATTTATTGCAAAGATATCTGTCCAATGCTATTACTTGCGGATGCAAGGTAATGTTCGGAGTTCCTGACAACGATATTGTGGTAGCTTTGTTTTCTTTCAGCGATATATTTAATTGCTTGCTCGACTGTGTATCTACCGTAGATTTTGTATGTGTTCTCAATGTGTTCATATATGTTAAATATTATGTCTTGTGTTTGTGTTACTGGTTCAGCATTACCTTCATATAGATTTCCATCTATAAAAAAGCTTAAGCTATTTATGTAGTTAATTGTATAGTCATAGTCTGCTTCATTATTTATACTAGCATAATCTTCTAGCCGGTTATATACGGTTTCAAAATCAAACAGATCATCTTCATCGTATACTTCTCCGTCTACAAGTACTCTACAGTAAGAACCGCAATCAACTTCTTTTATATCTGTTATGTTTACATTGTTATTAACTTTATAAAAGTTTTCAATGTAATTCATAGCGTCAATAAACGAAGTACTGTTATTAATGTATTCTTCTACTATATACTTAAATAGACCTAAGAGTTCTTTGTATTTGCTGCTATAAATAATTGCATCAAACCTACTTTCATCTTCTACATAATAATAGATATGACTATTAAACATGAAGTTTATATCATCTATTACGCACTTTATAAGATGGTGTATGTATTCAGCTACTTTTTTGTGCCCATCATTTAATGTATTATCATTGTATTCATTTTTAAGGTATTCTAGAAATATGCTTGGAGAACCGCCCAAATCATATTGACCTAAACTATCTGAAACACAATAATCTTCTCTAAATGAAAGGTAATCATCTTCACATACGTATCTGTATGCATCATTAGAAGAATCTTCTGCATTATGTACATTTTCAATGTATACATATGGTCCGCCATCAATACTTTCATGATGAACCATCACATCTAGCAATGTAAAGAAGTCATATAACCTATCTTCATTCAAATGAATTCTGCTATCATCAAACGCTTTTTTAAGAGTTGTGTCTCCTAAACAAATTGTATGTGATGTTAGCCCTGATACATGAGAATGAGCGTAGCCTGCTATAATCATGTTTTCATCAGGAGATAAGTTATAAGCACCAATGCTATTGAATCTATTATAAAACACTTGATTATCCTTTACTGCTAACGTACCAGTAATTTTTATGACAAAATTCTTTAAGAATAATTCGTCATTATCTTCATTAGATACGCGTAGCTCTGGATAAACAATAGTAATAGTAAACTTTTTATCATTATTGTAGTCTTTTTCGACTTCATACTTTACATTTGTTTGCTCATAAACAGAGTCAAGTATATTTATTAATGTTTCATGGTTTATCATTATAATGTTTTGTAAGTTATTGTTTCTTTTAGCTTATCTATAGTATCCTGTATAATAGATATTGCTTCTTTGTCAGAAAAAGAAAACCCCAGCTGTCCGCTAGAGTTCTCTACATTTTCCGTTATCGTCTTTACGACGCTCTCATGCCAACGTTTAATAATATCAAGCTCCTGCATCGATCTTCATTGGATAGATGTGCAACTCTACTTCATCGCCCCCGTTAATAGGATCGTGCATATTTAACGTTTTGCGACCATCTGTTCTGTTGACAACTTTACAACTAGAAGGAATAACGTCTTCGTTATCAGTGCCTTCTATTTTGTTGCAAATATCATTTACAGTACTAAACTCTCCGTGTATTGAAAAGCTTCTTCCTGTTGTTTTGTTAATGACTGTTACTATCATCTTGTTCTCCTTATGATTTTTGTATTTGTTGTATTTCGTATTCAAGTAATAATTTTCTAGGTACCTCTAAAGCATTTTCTAGAGTACATCCTTTAAAGCACCACATAGTAGCGCCCTGCATTGCATAAGCCCATGACCTTGATACATACGACATAGGTATGTATTCGTCTTGGTCATATTTTGTGCAATGAATTAGTACACTATCGACAATAATTTTTTCTTCTATTGTCATAAAGTATACATCATAGTCTCCGTTATCATCACTGACAGCATCAACTATTGATCCTTTTTTGTTTTTAATATGAGACTTCGCGGAGCTCATTAAAAGCTTCCGCAAAATCCATAGTAAAGCATTGCTTAATACATTAGTCATTAAACCACTCAGCTTGTAAGGCTAGTAGGTCATCTTTCTCTTGTATTAAAGTATTTAAATCACGCTTCGCTTCTAACACATTAGCGGCGCTATAGTTTTGCGACGTTATTTGTGCATCAAAGTTTTGCGTAGCCACAACGATAGCTTTACTCAAATAAGCCAAACGTTGCTGGTTATCCGCTATTGCCATAGCAGCTCGTCCAGCCAGTTGTTCTTCTTTGATTTCGTTATCACTGCGCTTTATTACATCTAAGTATTTCATAATAGTATTATGTTATTGGTTGTTGTTTATATAAAAGATAGACATGCTTTCATACACATCTATCTATTAGGGTTACTTATGAGAAAAATATACTCAGGCTTTCATACCCAAGTATATAAGGAACTGTATGCCCATCAGTTACCTGATGTGATCTACACTCATTCTAGCATGCTTTACTACTCTGCTTTCTTTGTTTTCTCTTGTTGGTTGGTCGCGCTTTGGGCGCTCCCCTGTTTTATTCCACACATCATTTGTAAAGTATGTGTTTATCTTTTTGTTACAATGTACCCACATTAGGTACGCTGGGTCTATAATACAAACTGAATTGACATCACGTCCCTGGTGTTTACCAAAGGACATGACATCATTCAGCGATAACCACTTAGCACTCATAGCTAGCAATTATCTGTTTGTTTATGTTTGGCATGTAACAACTAACATATTCGTACAATTCGGTAGCTTCATCGTTATTGCCGTATATATCTGTAGCATACTCACTCTGAAACAAGCCATTTATATATTGTTGTAAGGCTTCTTCTTCCATGACTATCTCCAGCGTTTGTTGTTACGTTCTATTTCACGTTTAAGTGACTTTTCATCCATTTCAAGTCCTACTAATGTTAGTATTACGCTTCCAAATAAGCATACTACAGTTACTATAGGTAAACGAGCGTCTATTTCAATGCCTACAGCTCCAGCTGCAAGCAATCCAATAGTTATCGTTACCCATAATAATACCAGCATTACTCCTAGCTTTGTTAGAATATCACCCATATCACCACCCCATTATAGCTTTAATTACTTTGACAAAGCTACGGCGCTCAAAGATGAAATCTACATAAGCAGTACGCATAGTATTAGTAGACTTATGCTTTCTTTTACCATGGTATTTATTGACTAAGTCATATCCCATGTTGTCAAATACTTCTACAAGTATCTTCTCTATTCTATCTTTTAAATAGAATCGCTCCTCTCCTGTGCTAGTCACAGGTATTCTTACTTTATATGTTTTCATAGTATTGTTTATTAGTTGTTACTTTACTCGTTTATCGGATCGCTTTCAGCGCCCATTCTTGAAAAAAACAAGGCAAGACGTTAGTCTTGTCCTTTCTCTTAGTCAATAGACTAAAGTAAGCTTTAGCTTACCATAGTCTTTGACGTTACACTCGGATTAACCTTTACTTAGTAATCTAGCAAAGACACTCTCGAGAGACTCGGTTTCCATTTCGTTCATCCAATACTTAACGTTGAAACCATTACCGTTCTTAGATGCAGTAATTGCAATGTTACCATTAAATCCAGTAATGGAAACGATGCTTTCGAAGAGTTTCTTGACATGGGAAGCTTGCTCCTTGGTTTCTGCCCATAGGCGCATATTAGCATCGACATAACCGTTACCGGCTAAATACTCTGCTAAGTTTCCAAGCTTTCCTGAAAGAAAGTCTTCTTTTATGGCCTTTACTTGTGAGCCATATCTCTCATCTTCGCTGGATATCCAACCTCGGCTATCCTTAACGCTTAACGTTATCATGTTTGGGCTTAGTGTTCTTGAAGTACTCATTGTATTCTCCATTGTTTGTTGTTATTGTTACGGTAGAGTTAAGCCGTTTTTTCAACGGTTTTTGACCCTACCTAGCCATAAAAGAACCCCGTGGGGTTTGTGTTTATCCTGCACATACATTGGATAACAATTTTTTGCATGTACACTAAATACCCTTATATTCCTTTTGATACTATGCTTACATCAACTATACCCCAATCTTG